AGCTGCTTTTTCCAGATCGTCGGCCACAAAACCCCCTATTTGTTAAATCGCTCGCGCATCTTCTTATCCGTAATGTAGTCTTCTAATTGCTTCTTAACATCACGAACTGCCTTCATAGTAGCATGGGCCGTGCTGGCTGTCAAGCTACCTACATCCGCATTAAGGAGTGTTCCCAGCGCCCTAGAATATACGTCATCTAAAGCATCCTTAAGTACGGGATTCTCTAGAAGCCCCTGGGCTTCCGCCGCCCGCTCGTCAACCTGTAAGTTGCTCAGGCGGGGCTTCGACCCCTGGTTCGGCAGGTGCTCGGTTTCCATTTGCAAGTCCCATCAATTATTGGGCGTACTCGGGAACGGGAAGCGGCGGCGGTTCTTGGAGAGCCTGGGGCGTGTTTTGAGCCGCCACCGCCTCTTCGTCCACAGCATCCGCCATTGCGTCCGCTTCGATCTTGGCCGCATCGAGGATGCCGCGAACCATCATTTCGTCTCTGCGGAAGTCGTCGTCTACTCGGAGTTTTCGGTCGGCGAAATTAGATTTGGATATCTCCGTCGCCATTTTGACCCGGTTCTTCTCCATTTCAGACTGAGCAAGAAGCGTTGCTGCATCTGGTTCTTTCGGAGTGGAGGCAATGGCCTGAATTTGTTCTGGAGTAATTTCACGATAGTACCTCGCCACATTCTTGACGTTCGCGATGGCCAAAATATCAGTAAGGGTATTTCGGAACTCCTGGACGCCGCAAAGCGGGTTCTCTACACCGAATTGAGTCATCACGGCGGTTTGCGTTGCCTTCACTTCCTGCAGAACCATCAACCGGGTCATATCCGAACCCTTCCCGAGGGTCGGGTTGATTGCGATGCGCATCGTGGGGTCATAAGTAGAGGGGTTGATAGTCTCCCACTTGCCCCGAAGCTGTATCGTACGCTCCTGATTAGGGTGGTTAACTATCTCCCGAAGCAGCCCACGGAACAACTGCTTCAAACCAGTTTCCGCGAGGATGCGAGCGCACAGTTCGATGCGTTCTTGAGCGCCCTGAACGATTGCGTCGATCCCGGTGACATTCGTGGACTGCAAGGCGCGCGGATCGAGGCCCTTAGAAGCCTCTCCGATGCCCGTTCGGGACTGTCGGAGCCTCTCCATGACGTCGAACATGGCAAAAACAGGCTGGCCGACGAATTGGTGGGTCAAAGACATGACCGCTTGGCTCGGATCACCCATCGTACGGATCGGAGCGCCAATTTCGTCGTTCAGAACATCGTCGGAGTTCGTAACAGTCTGGTTGAACGCCGTTCTAGGCCAAATGGACTGTGCGAGAGAGTCCAAAGAGCCTCGGAGCATATTCGTCTTAATTACCTGGATATCCTTTACCAAATCAGCAGGAGTATCGCCCACCAAAGTATGAGGTTCCGGATCAGGACACCAGACGGCAAAATTTGGGTAAGCCGCCACTTCGACGTAGATAATGTGTTGACTATACCCGACAGTGTGGATTTCGCGGAGTTCCGCGATGCCATCGCCGTCCTTGTCGATCCGAATGAAGTAGCATCCATATCGAATATCCCAGGCATCAGAGGGGTCTCCTTCGTCCAGCCCTTGATTTCGGAACAGCCGGTCCGTGGAGTACGTATTATTGCCGCCATCGATATAATCGGCCAGTTCCATGGGGTCGTAACCCTTCTCGATAAGCATCGAAATAGGAACGATCTGGTCGTGGCCGATCAGGGGCGCGTTTTCGACGTCCTTGGCCTTCCGAGACACCCGGAACTCGTCCAAAGGCACCGAGACGATCTTTACTAGAGGTTTAGACTTAGTAAAACGGATACGAAGAGCATGAAGAGTACCAGGATGGTCATGAGAAGGCTCTGCGTCAATAATCTCGACGCTGGGATTTTCGCTAACGAGGAATTGTACCTGTTCCTGAGTGACATTGGAGTACTCCTGTTCCGTCACTTCCTCGCTCTGATCCGTGTACCATCGCATGACGCCCGTTTTGCATCGTAGAGCGTCTTTGATAATATCATGGAGGAGCAGGAAACCCTCATTATCCTCCCAAAGGATATAGTTCAGGTATTCTGTGCATTGCTTCGCTGCTTCTTCCTGCCCTTGGTGGTTTGGAGCGCACGTAGCGACTCGTTCAGACGAAGTGAAAATACGGATGAGAGAGGGTAAGATGGACATAACGGTATCGCGGAAGTCCGTAGATACTGCTGATGATTTTCCGTCACCTTCTTGCTCCGGTGTTTCGCCGTAGAAGTATTTGAGATTTTCATCGCGGGCTGGTCCTAGAATACTCTCCTCGAAGCTAAAGGCATCGTCGATCAACGCTCGGACCGACGAAGCATATACATTGTTATCTGGATTACCCGCGTCAACGTCCACTTCGGACATCGCGCCAACGTCACCCTGGTCGAACAGCCGCTCGAGCAGTTCCGCAGGTGCCGAAGAATCCCCACCTGGCCTTGGCGTTACAACGTTCATCTCATTCTCCTAGCCGGAGCATTGTGCATCCGCTTGAGATTGCGCTTGAGAGCACCGGAGCCAATTCCGATCACATTGTTGCCGCCGATCATAGGGGCGATCATGTTAAGAGCGACCGAACCATACCGGAATGCGTCGGAAGGATGGGTTGCCCACCCCGCCTTTGCGGAGTGATCCGGCTTCCCAATGGCTGTCTTGTGGTAATTCCTTAAGGCCGTGACCCCGGCTTCGGTTCGCACTTTATCGAACCAAGTAAAGCGAATCGTCGCGCGTGTCGCGGATATCCCGTCTTCAATCGAATGGGGCGGGCACACAAAAACGTTCGGTAACATGCTATCCAGGACTTCCTTCCTAGATACTCCGGTCCCCAATTCCCGGACTTTGATATCGTGCGGTAATACGTGGCAGCCATAAGAGTATGGTTTAGCCTTGATTTGGGAAGCATAGTATTCGAGGCCTTTTCCGGTACCTTGCAAGAAATCAATGGCGTGAATCTCTCTTCCGCATCGTTGCAAAAACCAGATGCAAGTCTCGTCGTCAACGCCCAAATCCCACGCAGTAAATACCAGCGCATTAGGGTCATAAGGAACGCCCGTAATCTGCCCCATAAGCTGAATATCGTTAAGAACTTCACCGTAATAACTCCCCTCGACCGGCGCATCGAATGAGCACATCATTTCGCGGGCAAACTCGTCCGCCGTCATATCCTTCGTCATTTCCCGAACTTCGTCTTCGGCCAGCGCGTCGGTTTGGTCCACCGGAATACTATATAAGTCCCATCTATCGGTTTCTTTTTCCGCGCGCTTTTTCAGTTCGTGGAAGTGGTCATCCCCGTTCGACGTGCCGGAAATAACCGCCCATCCTTCGTAATCAGCCAAGCAAGGGCGAATGACACTACCGAGCATAGAAGGGTTAAGTAGAGGATACTCATCGGCAACCACACCGTCGAAGTAGAGACCACGCATTCGTTCATAAGCGGCACTCCCTCCGTAAAGATTAATCATCGCCCCATTTGGGAGTATAATTTGCAGATCGCCTTCCACTACCTTCACCTTGGGTAAAGGCCCGGTGTAGTGCTTATAGTAATTCCACACCAAATCTTTGGCCTGCGCAAAGCTCGGGCCAATATATGCGTAACGGGGCGGCGGGAATGTTCGGGTGTTTTCCAGCGCCTTCTTAATTACTTCGTTACATAACGCAACCGTCTTTCCAGCGCGGCGATGGGCTACAACAAACCTCCATCTTTTATGGGAGGAATGCATCGGCTTAAAGTGCTCGCGCGGCACATAAGGAATAGTTACGCGTGGGGGTCCTTGCTCTACTTGTTGCGTTCCTTGCGCTGCTTGGTTCATTTTGTCAAGTTGTCCAATCGTATCTTAACACTCTCGCAGGTTTCCATAACGGTCACAAATTTATGGTCAGCCAAATTTACCACGCAATTGGCGGTCCCTATGAATGAATCTTTCCCTTTCTGCTCCGTTATACTTACTATGGACTTTATATTCACGTAAACGCTACGCCCATCGAGGGTATGTAGAATAATAAACTGCAACGTGGCTAACTCAAGCAACATCTTCCTTCATTACTTCCCCCTCAATTTCCTTAGGTTGGTTTTCGCTGAAAGTAGTCCCATCCGCCCATTGAACAATGATCGTACCACCAGCGGAATTCTTAACATTAACATTCGTGCCGCCAGTTCCCCACCCCTTCGCCTTCCCAATATTTGTAAGCACAAATCGGGACATGGTATCGCGTCGAGAGGGGTCCTGCTCATCCGTGAGCGCATCGAGGACATTACTTTCCGCTATGTCGACAAGCCGATCCGCCGCCTCTTGCATTTCTGCGCTAAGGTAAGGTGACTTTTTGATGAAACCACGTAGGCGAATGCTGGTGGTCTTAAGCAGCTTCGCGGCTTCGGTAACGTTTCCGTTTGCCATCCACAAGGCTGTACGGCATTCCTCCACGTCGAGGGGAAGTTCCAAAGGCCGCTCATTATACGGCATGGTAGGAAGTGCCACGAGGTCATTCGGGATGTTATCCTCATCGTGCGCGAATTGTGGCATATTAAATTCTAGCACACGCGCGGGGGCGTGTCAAGTAAGTCGGAATATGGCCCGACGCGCGGAGGAAA